GCCGGTCGTCCACGCTGCTCGCAATGCTGCGTCGAGCCGTGTGCCACGTTGCGCGGCTTCGGATGGTTCGCCCGGTGCGCCTTCGAATTGTCCACACACTGCCAGTTTAGGCAATGCGCTGGATCTTATTTTTTGCTGCATATCGTTTTTGTCTTTCTGCGTTTCGTTTTAGTTTTTCTGGTGATTTTGTGCTCGGAGGTTTTGGTGTCACCAGCCCCAAGCGTTTGCGTTATTCGTATCGTTTCTTTGCCGCTTGCACGTTTAATTTCCGGAGCTTTGTTCCATGAAATTTCCGATCGTGTTGCCGTTGCCGCTTTTTCGCGTCGAAAAACGCCTGTCCCGCCTCTACCGTAGCGGAAGTCATTGTGCCCGCGCCGCTTTTCCCACCTGTCAAGAGCCACCCGCAGCGAGTTGTGAAGGTCGCCAGCAAAGCCCCCATCTGCCTGCGATGGGTACGCCGCCTGGAGCTCAATATTTTTGCACGCTGGCAATCTCACCGGCGCGCCTCCAGGCCTGCGGCAATTACAAACAATCCAGTGGGCATGCACAATAGAGCGAGGATGACGGCCTCAACCGTACTGTCAGCAAAGTGTGCCAGCGCTGCGCCGTCGGCCAGCAAAAGCGCCACTCCAACGAACAGCCAGCATGCTGCGTTGCGTCGAGTTGTGCGTCGCACGTTTTCCGGCAGGTCAGGGTTTTTAAGCCACGCTGGAGTGATAGTGTCAGCACCGTCAGTGCGGCGGGCCTGCGTCGCGTATTGCGGTGATGAGTAGTGAGAAGTGCTCATGTTAAGAAAGAGTAACAGTGCGGCCAGTTCCATCATTTTTAAAGCGGCGAGCCGCTTTTGCAGCTTCGCGCTTGTTCGTAAATGTCCAAGTCATTGGGCGTTTGAAGATTTCCAATGCTTTTTGAATCGGAAAGCCTCGCATCTGGAATGCGAGTAGCTCTTTTGCCAATTGTTTACCTTTCGGGAGTGGATCGGTGACTTTAAGTGTGTAAACGTTTCTCATTTTCATTTCAGTGTTTCGGTTGGTGGAAGCGTAGTGTGAAGTGCTCATTTTAAGAATTAGCGATTTGATGGGAAAATCTGTTGAGCCAAGGAATGCGGCCAGTTGTTACGCTGCGCGATTGCCATCAGATTTCGTAGTGCAATGATTTCGCGAATGCCAGCAGAGGACAATTTTGGCAAATACGCGTTGTGGTTGTTGATAATCTCTATGAGTGTCATTTTCATTTCAGTGTTACGTCGTGGGTTCATTCCCTTTGACGGCGACAATCAAACCACACGTCCGCAGCGTGGTAAACACTTTTTTTCAATTATTTTTCAGCCAACGCTAACCAGCCACACCGCAATCACTTACACAATTCCGCAGTCCTTGCGCAGGTCGTTCAGACGGTTCAGCCACCCGTTCAAAAACCGTTTGAGATGCGGCTTTGTGTCTGCAAGCTGCCGGTAAAACGTCTCTTTGAGGTCGCACACATGCCGCGCAACTGTAACGGCCCCAAGGTCATTCACAGCCTCCATGAGAGCGCGTTTTGTGTTTGGACCCCAGATGCCATCTGCGACAACACCGGCGCTGCGCTGAATGAATTTCGTCTGCTGCCCAATTCCAACATTCACGCAACCATCGAAGTGGACCTGGTTCAGCGGCCATACCATTTCGGCGCAGTGTGCCTTTTCCCAGTATTCACGGAAATAAATCTCCTTTGCCTCTTCCAGTGTAAGGTTTTCCACGTCAACGTCTTCGTGAGAGCGCTGGTCGATGCCGTATTTTGTCAACCCGCCTGGGTCGCCATCTTCGTTTTCAGAAACCGCAAACTTCAAATCCCCATAATGCCCTTTTGCGTAGACGGTTTCATGCTTGAGGCAAAAGTCCAGCGCCTGTTCAAAGTCTTTCATTTTTTGAGATCTTTGATTGCCTGCACAATCTTCACAATGGTGTACACCAGAGCCGCTACTAATCCAAACGTGCGCAACGCATGATCGAGATCCGTCCAGGATGCCGCAAAGGCCGCCAATCCAATCAGATTCACCTTAAGGATGTCGTCAACGTGGTTGTCCAGATTGTGCAGGAAATCCTTCATACTCGTGCGAGAAATGTAAGGGTTGATGATGGCGTTGGCAAGCGCCCATGCTCGTCGTAAATCCCGCTGTAGGGCGTGATTTTATCGGGCGGAAGGCCGTTTCCGTCCGTTGCTGCGGGCGGCAGAATGCGGTTTGGTTTTGCCAGTATTTGAAGGCCTGCGGGGGGTACGCCGTTGAGGTACATCTGCTGATACCTTGGAATTTGTGGGACTGGTAAAACGGTCATAGTAGCTTGAGAACAAATAGTTTGCGGCGAATCCGTAATTCAAAACAATCTCTGTCCAGCTTGGCGTGGACAACGTCACGACATTCAGCACTGCTCCGCAGATTACCAACGAGGACACAAACTTGCGGATGTAAAAAAGCTCTGGATGAGCATGAATTCTGTGCTTGGCATTACCGAAGACACGAATCGCCATATCGACGACGGCTACGGCTACGATACCGTTAGCGACGGCGTTGGCGATTGTGAGAGGGTTCATCTGTGAGGACTTTTGAGGTGAGTGTTTCTATTGCACGGAGGCCGGCAAATCCCAATAGGAATGCTATAGAATAACTATAGGTGGGATCATCTCCGAGTTTGGTGACGTGCAGGATCAGGGGCGTGACGTAGTTGGCCGATGCCGCGCCTCCAACGGTCGCTAGCACCGTTCTGCCGGTGTTCAGCCCTGCTGTCTTACTCATCATCAACAGCGCCCCAAACAAGCCCGCTATGGCGAACCCTATGTCAATGCCTTCTTCTTTGAGGTTCATTTATTCGGCGTGTGTGAACTTCCGTAGTAGTACCCCAAAATGCCAACCACCCCACTTGTCAGGCCACCCAGGAGCATCGTGAGCGTGCTATTTTCCCACAGCTTCATGGTTCCGGTCAAAAGCATGGCTATGATCGTGAGATAGAAGCCAATGAACAGCACCGCGATGATATGCGGTACTATAGAGCCGGTGGCAATCTGCATCTGTCGTGCTGATTCCCGGTCCTTGACGACCAGTTCCTCGGCCTTGAGACCAAGCTCCTCAAGTTTCACGCGCAGGTCATTATCAGCCTGTTTTAAAGCCTGCATGGCTTCCGGCGTGAGGCGCCCGGATGACAGTGTTTCCTTGATGCTCTTCTCGGTGGCGTCGCTCATCCCGAGCGCTTTGCCTACGGCCTCCACGGCAGCGCCCACCATAGGCCCGCCTGGCACTAGGAGTGAGCCAATAGTGGGAAGAATTTTTCCAATCCAGTCCATTAGTAAGTGTAATCCTTTCCAAGGATGTTGGCGAACCAGCTAGTGCCATCTGCTCGGAATTGAAGCATATCCATGCGCCCGAGCGCTGGCACAAAACTGGTGCCAGACGGGAATTTGACGCCCGTAAACGTGAAGCCTGCGGCTGTGCCAGTCGCTGGCTGTTTTAAAAGTATCACAAAAGTTTTGCCCGCCGTATTTGTTGGCATTGTGAACGTACAAGCTGTCCCGCTCGTTAGAGTTGCCGTGATAAAGTTCGAGGATGCAAGTGACAAAGTGACGGATGCGCCAACGGTGCCAAGTGCGTTTACTGATTCAGTATAACCACTTAACGTTGGGTTTGTTCCTAGAACATTTGCGCCAGTGCCAGTTGATGTTGTGACGCCAGTTCCACCGCTAGTGACTGCCAGTGTCGCGCTTAACCCCGCAGCAGTGCCCGTGATGTTTCCGGATGGCACAACGTAATCCGTGCCAGCGGTTGCGGCCACCATTGCGGTGGTGCCTGTGCCTTTGACGATGCCCGTGATGGTTGCAACGCCCGTGCCGCCTCGCGCAACGCCCAGCGTACCAGTTGTCAATTTGCCGGTATCCAGTGACGGAATATCAGCCGCAGCCAAGGCCCGCAACGTGATGTTTGTGCCGTTTCCAGCAATCACCTGGTTAGCTGTCACCGAGCCTGCTAAAGCGTTGATGGCGGCCTGCCTGGTTGTTGCGCCTGTGCCTCCGTTCTCGATACTTGTAGCCCGTGCAGAGTAATCCAGCACCGCCACATTCGCACCGATCTGCGTACTGTACCCTGTCAAAATTGAGCTTGAATAAGAAATGCTATTCAGAGCCGCGTAGCAGGTTGCAGCCGCTGCGGTGATGACATAAGCGGCAGTGTCTGAGATGGTAAACGAGGAGTTCACCATTCCAGTGACGGTAAGCGCCGTCAGCATGTTAATGCCGCTTCCGCCGGTTGCCGTGTTCGTGACGTTTGAGTTGTTTGCAGTCAGCAAGCCATTCCCAAGGCGGATCGCCTCAGCGCCCTTACTTATGAGCACCGTGTCGTGAATCTCAACGTACGGAGTCTGCCCAAAGGTAGCTGTGAATGAGCCAGTTGCCTTGGGAGGCGTGCTCATCACAATCGTGCTCGGAGCCGTGATGCTGACAATTGTGGACGCGCTGGAATTAATGTTTGTCCCTGAGATTTTCATCCCGACTGAAAGCCCCGTGGTCGTGCCGCTCGTAAGCGTCAGCGTTGTAGAGCCGATTGTGGATGTAGCGGTGCGGGTATCAGTGGTCGAGGCAGGAACGTCAATTGCACGCCCGTAAACGTCCATCAGGACGTTGTTTGAGAGATACAACGGAGCATTGCCCTGAGTGATCCCGGCTGATGCACTTCCGCCGGTAGTTGTCTCAAACCGGCAGTTGTCAACGTACAGAGAACAGTTGTCGTCTGTGCGTATGTGGCTGTATGTGTCTGACTTCGGGTTGACAAATATACATCCCGTAAAACGCAGTTGAGACAGGTATTTAGTCGCAGACGAGACGTTTATTGTGTTCGCCGTCGCGCTAGATGAGACAAACGTGATGTTTTGAAATCCAATTCGGTTTGCTGGAACTGATGTAAACGCTGGAGCAAATGTGTGCACGCCATTAATTTGCACCGCATCCGAGTTCAGCGGCGTCGTCATGCCGACAAGCGACACGCTTCCCTTAAGCGTCAAGCTCTCAGTGTATTGCGTCAGCGTTGGAGGAATCAGAACCGTGTAATTATGGTCCCCGTCTGCGTCAGTGCACAGATCAATACAGCCCTGAATGGTAGCCGCATCACGGCTAACAATTTTGACGCGCGAACCGAAATAAGATGGCGCAATTTTGCTCCAGGCAATAGCCGCCGCTGCGTCAACGTCTGCGTCTACGAGCTTGGAAGCGGGCGACTGCAAAGTTCCAGCAACTGACTTCCAGAGGCCCGTGCCGCCAACCAGCGGCAGTGAAGTGTGGACATGGCTTGGCGTAGAGTCTCCAAACTGCAGCGTGACGTTATGGTTGCTACCTGTTGCGCGCGCCTCGATGGCGACATAGATGCGGTCGGTCAATTGGAGCGTAACCTGCGGCACAAGCACCGAAAGCGAGTATTGTGCGGACGTGCCGTTGATTACTTGGTCGCTGGATGGCGATGCAATCTCGGTCAACGTGGTGCCGTTGTATTTGTAGACTCGGCAGCGAATGCTGGTGCCTGCGTTCGTGTTGGCGTCACCGTATGCCCAGACGTTAAAATCCCACAGGCCTGCGGGAATCAGCGTTACGTCGGGATCAATTGGAGTTGATTCGCTGACAAATCCAGCCAATAGCGTCCACACATTTTGCGTGAGGCTGCCGCTTGTTAGCGTGGTCTGCGCGGCCTCGCCACTGCGCCCGAGCTGGTGCGGCGTGCCGCTAATGCCGGTTGTTGGCGCGTCTGCTGCTGTGGCTTGATTAAGGTAGTAGGTGAGCCCATTAGCACCGCCACCGCCGCCGCTGCTGTTTGTAGCTGGTGCCCACTGCGTGCCATCCCACGTCATCACTTGGCCGCTGCCTGGCGCACTGGCAGACACTGGCGAGCCTTGGATTTTAGCAACGGTCACCGCCGTGCCATCGTTGGTCACGTCACCGCTGAACGCCGGCACTGCGTGAACGTGATCCTCGCGAGAGTAGTTAAGCGAGGTGCCCGCTGCCGCTGTTCCGAGGTCTTGCGGGGTTGCGGTTCCCGCCGCGTTGAGCATGTCGCCTGTAGGTTTATTCAGTGGCATAAAAATTAAATGTTACGCGAAACGATTCCAGAGGGGGGGGTAAGGATATCCGCTGCCTTGATGTTGCATCATGCAGATATATGCGCCCGTATCTGTACGTCCACTATCATAAAAAACAATATCATAAGGAACATACACAGTATATTCTTCCCAAGTTCCCCTCCAATTAAAGCCTTGGCCATTCGTTCCATTCGTTCCATTATTTCCAGAATCTCCTTTTGCTGCTATTAATGCGTATGCAAGAAGATTAGTGGGAGGCGGAGTGCCATCAATTAATGCACTGTTGAAACAAACGTATGATGAACCTTGATAACTAACAACGTCATTTGTTGCGATTGGTTCTAGAAGTTGCCATGCTCCGCGCCATGTGTACCCCGATGCTCCAGGTGTGCCTTGTGGCCCTTGCTCACCCTGTGGACCTCGCGCCCCCTGCGGCCCTTGTGGCCCCTGCTGGTCTTGAGGTTCCCAATTGCTAGTTGTTGAGTTCCACACCAATGCCTGCCCGTCAGTTGGCGCAGTTGTTGCCACTGGTCTCAATTGCAAACTCACCGCATCAGCGGGCAGTGGTGCCCACCACTCGCTTTCGGCCTCGGTTGGGTCGTGGTTTAAGTTGTCATTTTGGATGCCGATCCATGTTTCCCGCTGAGACGTTGCCACCAAATCCCCCTCGGAATATGTCACAGTAGAGTCCCAGGCACGGCCTCCAATGTCGCTCCCGCCACCACCGCTCACTGTCCCGGGCTTCCATGTGCTGCCAGCATTGTCCCATACAATGGCTTGCCCATTTGTCGGTGCAGTGTCTGCCAATGCGCGACCCTGAAGTTTTGTTGCGTCACCAGTCGTGGTGCCGGTGCCCACAAATGCACGCACCACAATTGGCGCTCCATTGGGTGGTGCGCTGGCAAACGTGATTGTGCCGCTGTTGGCGCTTGAGATTGTCCAGTCGGTGGTTGGTCGCTGGTCAATGCCACCAACGTTGACGAGGTAGGAGCCAGCGTCGTTTGTGCTGTAGCCTTCGACTGGCGAAAATGCCGTTGCAGATCCGGTGCCGGTAAATGCGCTCACACTGCTGCCAGCCACGCTGGTAACAGTGCCTTGTGGCCCTTGTGGCCCCACATCGCCTTGGTCGCCTTTTGCTCCTTGAATCCCTTGAATGCCTTGGATGCCTTGGTTCCCTTGCTCACCCTGAATGCCCTGAATACCTTGGTCCCCTTTAGCGCCAGTGGATCCAGTGTCACCTTTTGCGCCTTGTGCGCCTTGGTCGCCCTTTGACGCCATCAACTGCCAATAACTGGCGTTAGATGTGGCAGTGTTTGCGGGTACTGTTTGGATCGCCAGAAACGAGCTGCCGCCAAAGGTCACAATGTCGTAGGCAGTGAAAGTGTCTACGGAGTTCCACGCGCCTTTGTTTGTAAGTCCCTGCCCGGTTGCGCCAGTGTTGCCAGTGTCGCCTTTTGCGCCCTGCGCCCCCGTGTCACCTTTGACGCCTTGAATCCCTTGGATGCCTTGAATGCCCTGGTCGCCGGTATCGCCCTTTAACCCCTGCGTTCCAGTGTCTCCTTTGACACCTTGAATCCCTTGGATTCCCTGAATGCCTTGATCGCCAGTGTCGCCTTTATCCCCTTTGGCTCCCTGCGCGCCGGTGTCTCCTTTGATCCCTTGCGCGCCAGTTGAGCCGGTATCACCTTTTAAACCTTGCTCGCCTTGAGGTCCCTGTGGTCCCTGCACGCCAGCGACTCCAGACAAATTAACCGTCCAATCACTCGAGGATCCGCTACCGGTAAAACTGGTGATCTGCGCCACCATTGCTCCAGTTGTTCGCGAATAGCTGGTAACGGTGCCTGTCATCGCGCCGTTGCTGGCCGCAATAATCACCGGCTGTGATAGCGTGTAGGCCAACCCGAGAGGCGCTAGAGTCAATGTTTTTGCGCCTGTTCCAAGAGTTAAAGTGGTGCTCGATGTTGCGCCATAGCGGTCCCCAACGTCGCCTTTATCCCCCTGTGGACCTTGCGCTCCAGTGTCGCCCTTTGCCCCTTGAATACCCTGCTCGCCTTGAATGCCTTGGATGCCTTGCGTGCCGGTATCTCCCTTAGCGCCGGTATCCCCTTTCAACCCTTGGATGCCTTGTTCACCCTGCGCGCCAGTGTCACCTTTTACGCCTTGTGCGCCATTAGTGCCGGTATCGCCTTTTAGACCTTGGATGCCTTGAATTCCTTGTTCTCCTTGGATGCCTTGGATACCCTGAGCACCGGTATCACCCTTGGCACCAGTGTCTCCTTTTACACCTTGACTGCCAGTGTCGCCCTTGATGCCTTGGATCCCTTGATCTCCCTTGGATCCAGTCGCGCCGGTATCGCCCTTCACGCCTTGAATACCTTGAATGCCTTGAATACCTTGGTCGCCAGTGTCGCCTTTGACCCCCTGCGCGCCAGTGTTGCCAGTTGGCCCTTGAATGCCCTGCGGCCCCTGCGGCCCAATTGGGCCTTGATCTCCCTGCGGCCCCTGCGGCCCTGGTCGAGTAGACTCTCCAGGGATCCCCGGCACGCCGGTCAAAAGCTCAATCACCAAAGGCCCGCAACCGTTATTAGAGTCACAGCTCATAATGTCAATTAATAGTGATACGCCCACGCCCCAGGATGAGCTCTAAGCCGTCGGGGCGGGTTGCGTGAATTGTTAAAACTGCGCCAGTCTGCTTTGCCAATGCCGCGGTCTGGGCGTGCGTTAGGCTAAAGACTGGGCACTCTGGCGTGTGAAGCGCAAAAGCTGGCGTCGTCAATAGTGTTCCAGCGCTGGTTGCCAGTGTTGCGCTGAATGTCCAGTTTGTGACATCAACCAAAGCGCTGCACGCCCCATTTTCTCGCATCTGAAAACCAAATGTCCAGTCTGCCCCACGCGTGATGGAGTTTGAAAATGAGACGGGGACCATACTAGGAGGGGGTATGTAAAGCAGAGTCGCAGCAACCGCTTGCCCTTGGTGCGGAATCCGGCCACGCTTGGGCCCATCGAATTTCATCCCGTAGGGAATGAAGTTTGCCCAAACTACAAAATGGATCCTGCTCTAGCAAGCTGATTTTGTCGTCGCAGGCGTGCGCAATCTCGCACCGTGCGCAGGTTTCATTTCGTTTGTTAGCAAGCCAGCGTGGAATCATGAGGCTGATATTTCCTCCATTCGGATCGAGCCACAAGGCAAGGTTTCGTACCCGTAGTAAAAATCCCCGGTTTCATTACCTGGAGCTGGGTACACGGTTCCCCTGCCTGCGTAGGGGTCTTGAGGGAGATCCGGGTCGTATGCGTAAAAATCGAGGCCAAACATGTATTTTTTCGGGCCCTCAACAGAGCCGTCGTAGTCCATCATTCGTTTTTGCCTGGCTGCAAATGGGTCCGCATTATCCCATGGATAAATCGTCACCCTATCCGTTCTAGGCCTCGGGTAAAGCGGGCGAAACTCCGAGCCTTCAAAAGTAACTGTCAGTTTTCCGCTGGTCCAAACTGTTCCAAGAAAGCCGTTTACGGTCCATCTGTCGCAAGAGTAGCCTTGCCGATATACTGGCCTTCGATATTCTGTCGGGTCAAATGATGGCACTCTGTTGCATTGTTTTTGCCGGTGCGTCATTTCCACCGCTGGCAACAATGTATTGGACTCCATGACAATAGTGCCAGTAATGCGGATCCCTATCGGCGTATTGGCGTCCACCGTGATGGAGTACCTGACGCTGTTTAATGTATACCGAAATTCCGCGCAGTTCATGTCAGACGGACCAGTTTAAGTTACACGGATTGGGCGTTATGTTTTGGCACTGGTTTGAAATGCTTGTGATTGACTGTCCGTTAAATGCAACAATCGCAATTAAAACGTATTCGATATCCGCAGTGTTTGCCGCTGGTGATGTCGAAAAGTGGTATTCAACGCTTGAAACCATTGTATCCGTCGGGACGTAGTTAATCGCAACGTAAACGTAAGTTGTCGCTTCAATGGTCAAATATTGAGGCCCAAACCCAAACCCAGAAACGACGCCATAAGGAGCAAAGATCCCCGAAGTTTCACCCGATGAAGCATTAATGACCTCAAACGGACAAGATGCGCTTTTGCCGCGTGGAATAACGTTCCCGCTTTGATTCACTGCACCACTGATAAACGGGGTAGTACAGGCGTTGTAGATGTAATCAATAACCCTTACAGGGTCCGGCCCCGCAGTATACCCCACATTGATTTCACCGAGCGGGAAATACGTCAGTGTGGTCGTCGACGTGCGATACTCGGTATCTAGTCCGATCGTGACGTCATTTTCCCCAAACTGGATGTTCCCATTGGAGTCGGTTACTAGGTACGCATAAACAACAAACCAGTCTTGTGTATCTGGAATAGGAAGCGTGTAGGTGTTCACCGCATCCATCCCAGTCGGGTAGTTGCGCTGGATTGTTGACGATCTGATGGAGATGTTAGGCGGCACCGAATTGCCGTAAGACTCAATCAAAAAAGCACAAGCAGGTGCCGGTTTAATAGCAACGGCAGGGCAATAATTTTCGATGTTGGAAATGTAAGCATTATTTTCTTCATCGAGACTAATCGTGACTCCAGCAAGATAAGTGATCTGCTGCACGCTGCTTCCTTCAACCCATTTTGTGTCGTCGTAAATGTTAATGTTCTCATCTCCTTCAAGAATGTTGTTTTGCTGATCAACGTTGATCTGCAAATACACGACAAACCAACCAGGCGCACGGTCCCCGAGATTAAAGACCTTGGTTGGCGATTCTGCACTGGTGCCATCAGGCCAACGTCCCGAGGGCTGTATAGCTTCGCAGGCAATATTCAGTTTTAAAGTTCTGCTGCCGTCTGGATTGTTGACTGTTGCGTCAGAAACTTGAAATGCGCATGGTCCTCCGCCAGTGCCTCCACCGCCCCAAAACTGAGAATCTACCGTCAGTGTCGTTCCTCCCGGGCTGCGCATGAATTTCCCGCCCTGAAAGGCAGTGATGGCATTGGATCGCACTTCGCGCACTATCTTTTGCATGTCGCTTGCAAGCACCTGCAAGCCACGCTGGATATTTGGAAGGTCCATTTTATGATGATGAAGGATAAATAATCGGATCCCATCCACCTAAGCTAGAGCCGATCCACTCGTAGGAATTTTTGTAGAGGCTTCCCTCTTGCACCACAGAAGCCCCCGAAAGAATGAAGTCAACGCCACTTGGAGCAAGGCCACCTGCAAAAGATGGAAATTCTCTTTTTCCCAAGTTGTTTAAATTTGCTTTGCTGGTGCTGGAAAACGTATGCTTGATTACAATCTTGGGAGCAAGGTAGCTAGTCGTGCCCTTAGAATTGTATTCTGCCAGTCTGTAACCTGGGGAAGTCATCATAGATGGGTTCCATGTGTCGAGATTGACACCGTTTTTCCACTTCCGATAAAGCTCCCACTGATCGTTCGGAATGCCAGCAAACATTGGATGCGTTTCAATCGGTTCTGCGGACGTTGATACCTCGCAACTCCATGTTTCTGGGTAAACCTTTGGAGGCTGATCCGGCCCAGGGTTTGGGTTGTCAACTTGATCCGTGAATACCTCTGTTAGCGTATATTTGCCGTCGGTGACGCTTTGCGATGAAGTTCTAGCGCTAGAACTTGGCGTTATGACGGTGAACGCCTCATAGACCCGCTCCGTTGTTACGAAGCCGTTTTGGTCGACTGATACCGTTTCTTTAACGAGAGTTGCCATAAAGGTTTATCCGTAAACTACGCCAGAGCTGCCAGTTTTGCCGGAAATGATTTTGAGAATGGCATTTGTTTCGCGGACGCTTGCTTCTTGCTTTCTCTGAACTTCAAGTTGAGCCCTTTGAATTTCAAGCGTTCGATCGATCGAAGTTGCTGGTCCAAATTTACTGCCGCCAATTTTTGCCAAAGACGAAACAAAGTCAAAACCACCCATTTTTTCTTTGGTTTCAACTTTTGTTGGCGGCGGTGGAATTTTTAAATCAACACCTTTTGCCGCTGGCGTTGGATTTTCCGCGATTGCCTGTTGCTGAATTTTTGCAACCTTGACCTTGGAACTTTCAACCAGCTTGTTGACTTCAGCTTTTGCATTTTCAATGTTTGAAGAAATAGCCGCTCCGATTTCAACAGTTCCACTTGAAAGCGCCGTTTTTAAATTCGAAAATCTGGTTTTTACAGTGTCCAAAAATCCCATTTTCGGATCTTCTTCAGTAGGCATAAGCGCCTGTCTAGACTTCTCAAACGTTGTGCGGATAGTTTCTCCCACACCTTTTCCAGATGTGAAAAAGTCTTTTATTTTGAACCCTTTCACTGTCTCAAACGCGATGGCAATTTCTTTTCCAAGATTTTTTCCAAGTTTTGCAAAATCCAGCCCGATTAACGTGTTTACAACGTCAATAAGCGGCGCAAGTGCGGGCGCAAAACTTTTTATCGCATCGCTGACGGACATTGTCCCTTTGCCCAAAGAATCCAAAATTGAAAGGATCTCGGGAGCAAGTTCTGACGCTATTCCAACAAAGAAGCCTTGAATCTTGTTTTTGGCTCCTGCGGTTATTTCTGCCAGAGTTGAGCCAGATTGCGCCATGATTTGAGAGATCCTGGCAAAGATTCCGGCATTCTGTTCCATTAAAGACGCTTGAGAGCCCAGCGCTGCCGTTGCTGAGTTGATTTTACCTGGTTGTAGCGCCTCGGTAAGTTTTACGCCTTCATGCCCAAAAACAGCCATGGCAACCTGCGCCTCTTCCGTTGGATGTTTAATGGCTTTGATGGCCTGCGCCACAACTGTCATTCTGTTTGCCACATCCATTTTTGCAAGGCTATCCATCGAGATGCCTGCCCTCTGCAAAACACCTGCAAGCGGACCTGTACCATTGGCGGCATCTTGTAATGCTGCGTTAAACTTCTGAGTCGCCGGAACTACACTGTCAGCGCTTAGGCCATAACGCTGCACGGATAACTGCAATGCCATTGTCTGAGCTGCGCTCAATCCGGCATTGTATGAGATGTCTACAAGGCTTGAACCGTAGGCAATAGCCATCTGGGTTCCTTTTGCCATTACCGCGGTTAATGCAACCACTGCCGCGGTTAATGTTGCCGCAGTTTTTTTTACAGATCCTTCCGGCAAAACTTCAGAGCTTGCCACTTGAGAAACGGCTGTTTTAAATCCGAAAATTGCAGCTTTTGAGGCGGCAATTCCGGCTATGAATCCAGATGCGTCAAGACCAAGTTGGGCAATAGCACTCATGCGAAGATTTGTTTGAGTTGTTTTTCACCAATTTTTTTTGACTGCTCTTCTAGCTTTTGCTTCGTTTTTTTAGAAACGTAGTCAATCCGGCGCTGCATATCGTTAACGCTAGAAATAGATTTGACCTTGTTTTCTGCCCTAACAATCATCCTGTCGATTGTTTTGCGGATGATATAGCCGCCAGGGCCATTTTTGTTTTTTACCCATCCAGGGATCTTTGCGTTGAAGCGTTGTAAAACTTGGTTCCAACCAGATTGCATATATCCCACTCTGGAATGAAGTTCCTTTTCGATGTCTCTAAATTGACTCAATGTGACATTTACTCGGACCTTTCCAGCAAATCTTCCCTTGGAATTCCTTTGATTCAGATACCAATTCAAAGGTGCATTAACCTTCACTCCACTCACTTTTTGAACAACTCGAAAAGCCTTATAAAGATCGAGCGTGATTGCGGCTTTTCCACGACTTAAAGCAAGACTTGCAACCGTCCCGCCATTGGCTGGGGGAGTGACGTTCCTCACGTCAGAGTAATACTCTTTTGCAGAGTATGCGATTGCCGCGGGCAATCCAATGCCTTCTGTTGCAAAAGCTTGCGCAATGTACTTGGCAGAATTACCAAGCCATACTGCCACGCTTTCCGAAACATCAAAAGTCATCGCCATAAAATTCAGAATCAACTTCTGTCAACGCCATCAGCTTTGAGATCTCATCTGGAGTAATTGTCTTGTGTTTGATTGTCTTTGCTCCATTTGCCCACAGTGCCGCGTGAATATAGCGAAGTGCTCGCGTATATGGGATTTCCCACAAGATTTGACGTTCAGAAAATCCATAATTATAGGCCAGAGAGTAAACGAAAGATTCGATCCACTCCGGCCTTGTTAGTTTCCCGAATCAGAATCACTTTCGGGAGAATCAACTTCCACCGTGTTTTTTGCGGCTTGTTTAGAGATGCGATTAATTTCCAGAACAATCTCCGGCATTGAAGATGGATTTAGCGCAAAGGCATATTCAAGTGACGCTTCATCTGCTCGCTTATTTCGAATTGCCGCTAGCACCTCTTTAAGCGGTGCACAATGCAACCAGGTAAAAGCAGCAATCTGTCGGTCCGCTTCTCCTTCCTCTTCAGAAACTTCACCTGTGGTAAAAAGTGTGAGGTTTAACTGTTGACAGATAATCTTGCTGCCAATGGTAAAAGGACGGAATTGTAGTCCACCAATGATTTTTGGACCATCTAAAAAGTCATCAAGTTGTGTCATAATTCAGCAAGGATCTTCGCTTTTCTGGCCTCGGGGAGGTCGGGGTGAATAACTGCCACGCGGCTTCCGCGGCGCACTAAAACGCAAGGCTTTTGCTCCTTGATCCACGTTTTGAACTTCACCGTGTTGTCTCGGAACAGTTTCATGTAAGAAATGGGGTGCTCGTCATTTTCCTCGCACCAAGCCTTGTCCATCCAGCATTTCCGAAACTCTTGGAACTCTATGCGCTGCCCTTGGATTTCCACCGGCTGATCGCCATCGATGTGATAGGTCATGGTCTGTTGTGGACCATTGCCCGTTTCTTCCACGGTCCAAGAATACGGATCCTCTTTCAGAAGTGATCCACCACAGGTCAACCAGGCGCCCACTAAATCCGTGTTGGGACTTTTAAGTGGGTGCAGGTTATCTTTTACAAAGTCAATACGTTGTCCGACTCTCATGAGATATTTCTAGTGTTGCCATTAAGTTGCGTGAGCGTAGCCCGTTCCTGAGTAGGTAAAACCTTCCCAGTCGTCGTTTGTCTGTGTTTTGGTGACGTTTGTCACAATGATCTTGCCGGAGACTCCCGAAGGCGCTGCGCCGAAACTTGCTCCAACTGTCACACTGGTCGTCCCCTTGCCTTTTACTGTGAATGAAAAGCTGTCATCTACAGAACGCGATGCACTGTGCGTGCCGTCTTTATTGATAAGTTCCTTAAGATCGGCCTTATGCTCAACGTCGACGCTCTCAAGCAACGTTCCAGTTAGTGAATTGATTCCAAAAGTTGAAGGCATAAAAGTTAGGCGTAAAGGGTTCCTGTGACTTCAGACGTCGGAAAGTCGTCATTTGTTTCTGAAAACTTGGAGCTGGTCACTGAAAGTCCGGAAAAGTCTCCAGTGACAACTGTAGAGAGGACTGCATTACCTTTGGTTTTGATGGTAACGGTCGTCACGCTTCTAGGCTTGGCAATCGCTTCCGCAACCTGGCCGGTTGCATTTTTAATCGTTGCCACTTCCACGGTTACGGACTGCTCTGCACTTTGAAGGAAGCCCGTTGGTGCAGTTAATCCAAAGGTATCTGATACGCCAAATGTAGCCATAAGTTTAAGATGTTGGGCCGTAGCCTAAAACGTAATTGGTGGAAGTTCTCCAGTGGCGCTCTTCGCGCAAAAGGTTGGTGGACTGGCAGACAATGCCGTAAAGCTGCACGCCCGCGGGAATCCATGAAATGGTGCGCATTGCTGCGTCTATGCTGGCTGCAAAAGCTGAGTGCTCTTCTGGCGTGGTATCGTCAGCCTGGGAGCAACAATGCACGGTCAATGTCCCGCGTTGAAGCGGGCTTCCAACCACGATGTCGCTTTGAAGTTCCAGAAGAACAGAAGGTGTCGGGATCGGCGCGTTGTCTTGTGGAAGTCCGACGTAAAGGTCTGGGAATTCCACAAGTAACGCGCATTTGATTGCCTCGCACAAGAGCCCGTCGGTCATCGGGTGATGTCCTCCAGGTAAACCTTCCACGAGATTGGGTCTTCATCCCAAGAAGTGATTCTCCGTTCGGTGCCGTTCACTGTCATGCGTGCACCTTTCACTGGCGTCGGAAAGCCTTCTCTGCGCACGCGCACAAAGCCAGCAAAATGCTGTTCGTAACCACCCATAGCCAAAAGGTCCGATGTCTTTTCATTTGCCACGCAATCGACAGTCACGCCTTCATAGGTCACGCTGTCGGCCTGCATGTAGGCCATGGCGTCACCCATTGCTGCGTTGGTTATGTCGCGCCAGTCTGACATCAGATTAATCGTTCGCGGTTACGTTTTGGTGCCGGTTGCGGTGCCGGTTGCACGTTTTTGACAACAAGCGGCTTGCCCTTTTGACGGTCGGGACGGTTAAGGACGTGCAAGCTAAGTTCGCCAATGTCCGGCGACATCGCGCGGAACTCTTTTACGGCTGTATCGTAGTCGGTGTGAGTCGCCACGATTTGTTGCCCTTGAAGGATTACGGTGATCGGTTTTGCCATATTTCAGATGCACAAAGGGGCGGATGACGTTGCGCCACCCGCCCCCTTGAGTGCGGGTTAATTATTCAGCGACAATCCGGATGCCCATTTCGGTGCGTCCCGCGAGCACTCCATATAATACACCAAAAACATAATTTAGGCTCCCATATTCGTTGGAATACCACCTCCGAAATTGTACCGGAAGATTGAGTCCAGGAATAACAACGTCAGCCACTTCAGTGCCAGTTTCTGCGGCTCCAGAAGCGTCAACGCGGCGGGCTGCCATCAGCAACGCGGATTTGTGGAAAGCAAATCCACCCAAGCCTTGGCCGTTAGCGTCTGCAAGGTCGGACTCGTAAACATCAAAGCCAGCAACGCGAGGAATGAAACCCTCCGTTTTCTCGCGAATAAACCCGGGGAACTCAGCGGAGTTCAACGATTTCACAAGCGATGCAAAGTATGTGGGATTAAGAACCACCGCACGGCCCTGCTGAGGAGCTCCGGCGGCGTTCAGCGCTGCGCGGAGGTCTGCGAGGTCGTTGCGGTCGAAGTTTCCGGCATTAATGCCGACGCTGTTAAAGTTGCTCGACGTCACCAGATTCCACAAGTCACCAAACACCTTTGCGCCGGTGGCCTGCAAGGCGGGCTCAACAAAGAGCTGGTTGAGGTCGATGGCAGACTTGGAGCGCTCCAAATCGTTGAACCCATAAGGGAATCCAAAGAAGTTGGAAAGCGTGATGGTCTTAGCAACGGTCTCAACGCCCTGGGGAGAGTATCCACCAGAAAGATCCACCGCTGTCGGTTTGACAGGGTAACGAGTCGTCACTGATGCACCGGCAGCAGAGATGTCTGCGCTGAAGTCAACGGTGATGGCGTTGAGCGGTGCAAAGATGTTTTGCAACGCAGGAAGGGATTCTTGAGCTACCGCAGCGAGGTTAACCCCCGCGATTGTGTTAGACATAACTTTGTATGGTTGTTGGGGTTAATTACTTGCTGAGAATGGTTTTGTGAGCGGCGTAAAACGCATTGCGCTCGTAGATGGAAAGGCTGTTATACTCGGCCCACAGTTCTTCGCGGGTCTTGGTAGCTGCCACCTGTTCAGACTGGATCGCCACCGGCTCAACGCCAAGGGAAGCCACAATCACATTTGCCTTTGTAGCGGCGTCAGCGTGTTGTGCCTTGAGCGCGTCCAGTTCCTGGGCGAGTGCCAAGCGGTCTGCGTCGGCTTTCGTAATCGCCTCGCAAAGTTCCGAAACTTTTGCCTTTTGTGCAGAGAGCGCTTCCACGACGAGAGCGTGTTCAGCGGTGAGGGATTCCAAGGCTGCCACGTCTGCGCGGGCTGCCTGGAGCGCTAAAAGCGCGTCGTGTAGGGTGGACGGTTGATCCATACCTATCTCTATGCTGTAAAGAAAAACGCCTGTTAGCGGTTAAGCCAACAGGCGTTTGAGCATGGAACACTGACGATTAGCGGAGCATAGACACCAATTTATCGTATGCAAGTTTTTCTGTCGCTATGGCGTCAATTAATTTGTACCCGATAGCCCGCGGCGCAACATAAGCCGCGCCAGTCATGGCTTCGTCAGGTACTGCACGGTTGCGCGTCACGTTGGCCTTGAAAAGCTCGAAACTATCCTGCACAAGTTGTTGAAGGCTAGCACGTTGCGCTGGCGTCAATGACGGCCCCATTCCTGCGCCTTTAAGGACTCCCTCAGTATTTGTGACTGGATCCCACTTGAGCCCTTCAGCGGTCCACATTGCGGACTCGTCCACCCAGGGGATGATCGTGGAAATGGATCCCCAGATGGAGCCAACGGATCCGTAAATCAGAGAGCAAGATGCTGCCAGGTTGTAAGCAGCGCTACAGCATTGAGAGTCAGAATAGGCAATCACCGGCACGCTCTTTGCCAAGTCCTGAATGATGTCGGCACACTCGGCGTTGCCTTCGCAGGATCCCCCGGGGGAATCAAGCTCGATTATTACGCCTCGGCATCCGGCTTCCATAGCGGATTCAATGTCTTCCTCCAGCCATTCATATGAGTAAGCTCCGCAGCATGCTTCCAAGGGTGTCGCATGCCGCACCAGCGTCCCACAGACATCAATGTGAGCAATGCCTTGGCCGTCGATCTCCATTTCCTCACGGCTCGATGACATTTCCATCATGTCTTCCATGCCGCCACCGTTGAGACGGTTTTCAACCAAGCGCTTCACGGCGCCGTAGCCGCCTGGCGTGATGTTCCACGGCTTTGCGTAGACGGCTTCAAGGATTCGTTTGAACTTCATTTGTCAAAGGTGGGTTTCCGTTGGGAGTCAGGATTCCGAAAACATCTCGACTAAGCCCAGAGCGCTGCACGCGTTTCTGAATCTCCAATTCTTCGATTTCAACTTCGTCCAGATGCTCTTCAAGAGTTTTGGAACCGCTTGCTAGAATATCCGTCATGGACCGCATCCCCGCTCGATAAGCCTCGATGGCATCGCGGTTAGCGTAGCCACTGT